CAAAATAAATTTATATAATATAAAGAAAGGTTATAAATATGGCAACTAGAAAACTGGACAAAGAACATTTAGAACAAATTCAAACTCTTCAGCAAGGTTATGCAGACAACGCAAACATACTCGGAAACATTGCAATAGAGCGACACGCTTTACGAATGCGACTAGATCAAATTGAATCAGAAGAACATGATAAATTGCAACAAATTGAAACGTTAAAACAACAAGAATCTGAATTAATTGTCAGTTTACGAGAACGATATGGAGAAGGCGAAATCAACATTCAAGACGGAACTTTCACAGAAGTTGATGTTTGATACAAGTAGTACATATTTATAAGAAAATAATTATAGGAGTATCATAATGGCAGAAAGAATTGTCTCGCCCGGAGTATTTACGAATGAAGTAGATCAATCGTTTTTAGCTGGCGGAGTAGCACAAATAGGTGCAGCGGTAATAGGACCAACCGTAAAAGGTCCAGCTCTCATTCCTACACAAATTACATCATATGGTGATTTTGAAAAAACATTTGGATCGTTTACTGACGATTCTTATGTTCCATATGTAGTGAATGACTATTTAAGAAACGGAAACGTGATAACAGTAACTCGTCTTTTATATGAAGATGGATATGAAATGCCAAATGGGGCTTTAGCAATACAAGCTGAATCGGGATCGGTTAAAGTAGTAACACACATTTTACACCCAACCCAAGCAGTATTAGGTGCTGGTAGTATTGTGAATGCTAATTATTTTGACGAAGCTCAATTCAATGCAGATGTGTCAGGATCATTTGAAATCAAATTATCTGGATCATATGTAGCAGCTGCAGATACAGCAATTGGATTTGACGGATCATTCTTAGTAGGGAAAGACACATTTATATCTTCATCTATTAACAGCAGAAACAATGACTATCTAACTAAAATATTTGGAAGGTCTCCTAAGTCAGTAGATTATCCAGTATATGTTCAATATGAAAATGAAAATGCATTGAACACATTGTTTGATAACATTGGAGATATTACGATGTCACTTCATAAAATGTCAGATTATGAATATCTTCAAGATTTTAAAACTGCAGCAACTCCGTGGATAACTTCACAAAAAATTGGAAGCACTGCAAAAAACCTTGTCAAGTTTCACACATTATCTCATGGTAACTCTGTAAATGCAGAAGTTAAAGTTGGTATACGAGATATAAGATTAGCATCTGAAGTATCTGATCCAAATGGATATGGTACATTTACAGTTGAAGTTCGCAGAGTGAATACTAATAATATACCAAATTCACCATATGCATCAGAAGACACAGATCAAACACCGGATATCGTTGAAACATTTTTAAATGTTAATTTAGATCCTAATTCTCCAAGATATATATCAAGAGTGATTGGTGATCGTTATCAAACAGTTAGCGATGCTGGTGATGTTGTAGTTAATGGAGATTATCCAAACTTATCAGGATTTGTTAGAGTAGAAGTAACAGACGGTGTTAAAAATGCAACTAATGATAAAACATTGATTCCATTTGGAGCCAAAGCGCCAGTTTCTCCTATAGCAAATGCGTCTGCATCATTTAACTTAGAAGCAGTATCATATAAAACTACTCAGACTGTTAATAATTCTTATAATAGTAGAGTATACTTTGGATTTGATTATACTGACGTTGCTAACTTAAATTATTTAGCACCAACCCCAACTAGCGGTAGTACCGTTGGATTAAGCACAGACTTTTATCTTGGTGACATGAATCAAGATTCAGGTTCTTCATTCCCAACTGCAGCAGCAACATATAGTGGATCATTGCAAGACGCATTAACTGCTGCTACATTTACCACTAACATTGCATTAGCAACCAGAAAATTCATGGTTAGTTTTCAAGGAGGCTTTGATGGAGCTCGTCCAAATTTACCAAAATATAACGGTGTAAATATTGCATCGACAAACACATTTGGTTTTGATTGTAGCACAGCAACAGCAACAGGAACAAAGTCTTATAATAAAGCATTTGCATTGTTAAGCAACACTGATTATTATGACATGAACCTATTAGTTACACCAGGTATTATTGACAGCTTACATAGTGCAGTAACAAATGGAGCACGCAATTTAGTTCAAGATCGTCAAGACACATTTTATGTAATGGATTCAAATCCAGTGTCAGATAATATTGCAACGGTAACAAGTCAAGTAACTGCACTAGACAGCAATTACACAGCAACTTATTGGCCGTGGGTAAGAATATTAAACCCAAATAAGAATGTTCCATTATGGGTACCACCATCAGTAGTATTACCTGGAGTATTAGCATTTAATGATGCAGTGTCTCAACCATGGTATGCACCAGCTGGTTTGAACAGAGGAGTTGTATCAGCAACAGACACATATGTAAGACTATCGCAAGCAAATAGAAATGACTTATATGAAGCACGTGTTAATCCTATAGCAAACTTCGTTAACGACGGAATATGCATATGGGGGCAAAAGACTCTACAAGCTAGGCCGAGTGCATTAGACAGAGTCAATGTGCGCCGTTTGCTTATCGCAGTCAAGAAGTTTATTGCATCATCTACTAGATATTTAGTATTTGAACAAAACACTTCTCAAACTAGAGATAGATTCCTAAGCATAGTTAATCCATATTTAGCAGATGTAAAAGCCAAGCAAGGATTATACAAGTTCCGAGCAGTAATGGATGATAGCAATAACACACCAGACGTAATAGATCAAAATATCTTATACGGTCAGTTGTTTTTACAACCAACAAGAACAGCAGAATTTATAGTGTTAGACTTTAATATTCAACCAACCGGAGCAAGTTTCCCGGAATAGAATATTCATTATGATAAAAAAAGGTAGGATTTCGGTCTTGCCTTTTTTACTGTCCGTTATATTTATATTAAAATAAACAAGGACCAATATGGCATTAGAAGATCAATTAAACGGCAATTTAGGTGCAGCAACAGAAAACGAATTATTTGATACAGCGTTTTCATGGGAGCCCAAGAAGAAACATCAGTTTATACTTTCTATGGCAGACACAGGAATTCCAGCATATTTAATTAAAGCATCAGATAAACCAAAATTAAGTAACAATGAAGTAGAATTAGATCTAATCAATGTTAAACGTTACGTAAAAGGTAAATCAGTATGGAACACTATATCAATGACGTTATATGACGCAATAGTTCCAAGTGGTGCACAAACAGTAATGGAATGGGTGAGACTTCATCACGAATCTGCTACAGGAAGAGATGGGTATTCTGACTTTTATAAAAAGAATTTAAAACTTCATCAATTATCACCATTAGGCGAAAAAGTAGAAGAATGGACATTAAACGGTGCATTCATTACAGATGCTGAATTTGGTAGTTATGATTGGAGTGATGAAGGTGTACAAGAAATATCTTTAACAATAAGATATGATTGGGCGTTCTTAAACTTCTAATACAATTTAAAATATAGTAAGTTAGGTAGAGTATAATTCTCTACCTTTTTTACTGTTTGATATATTTATAATAAAGTTATAAAAAGGAAACTAATGAGTAAAATGACAGATCGAATAAGCACATCATCAGCTGCAGAGCAAGCCAGAAAACATTATGAATCGGAACAAAGAAGCAAACTTCCAAGCATTATTGCACCACTTGCTAGTGCAGGTAAAATATATCCAAAAGACCATCCATTACGAGAAGGCAAAATAGAAATGCGATATATGACTGCATATGATGAAGACATACTAACTAATACTTCATATATTAGAGAAGGTATAATGTTAAATCGATTATTAGAATCAATTAGTCTAACTAAATTCGATGTTTCTGATTTATCTACATATGATAAAGATGGATTACTTATATACACTCGAATATTATCATACGGAGCAGAATATAACGTTAAAGTAACAGATCCAAAAACAGGAAATGAGTTAGAGAGAACAATTGATTTAACAAAAATAAAGGCAAAACCATTTACGTTAATATCAGATAAAAATGGTGAATTTGAATATAAAGTTAATGATGTTAATTTAAAGTTTACATTTAACATAGATAAAATCGAAGACGTATCTCCTTCTAACTTTTGTAAATTAGTAATTAAAGAAGTTAACGGTTCTAGAACTGCAGAAAGTATAGATCATTTTATTCGATATCAATTTATGGCAAAAGATTCAAAACAATTTAGAACGTATTACGCTAACAATGCTCCTACATTAGACTTTACAGCAGAATTCGAAGGTGAAAATGGAGGCACCTTTACTGCCGGGTTTTCCATCGAATCTGATTTTTTCTGGTTTTAATGCTCAATATAGATTAAATTTACATGAATCAATATTCAATTTAATATGGTTCGGTGAAGGTAGATGGTCCTGGGATGACATATATAATATGCCAATATTCATGAGACGATATTGGATAAATCGAGTCTCTGGTATTATCAAAGATCGAGAAGAAACTTCTAAAGCTCGATTAAAATCAAATTCTTCTAATGTTCCAAATCGTATAAATAAACATTAACGTTGATATTTATTAATATATGACACAATCACAACTCATACAACGTTTAAAACGACAGCATAGAATGGGAAATCTTTTCGACGACCTAGGTAAAGGCATAGGCACAGTAAAAGCATTAAGCGAAGTATACATTTCAGCTAAAGCAGCAATGGCGTCGGCTATCAAAGAACAACAAACATATTTAACGGGATTAGAAAAAACAATTGCAGTTAATCAAGTTTTAACTGACTCCTTTAATACGTTAATTGATCGAAGTCTTTTATTTGAAAAACGCAACGCTACACTAAACAAAAGTTTTGGTATTGCTACTGCCCAAGCAGCTGCCATGTCGCAACAATTAGCAAAAGTTGCAAAAGCAACTGGATTAAACAACGAGCAAACTAAAAAATATGCAACAAATATTAAAAAAATAGTTCCAACATTAGACTTGATGACCAAAGCAAACACTAAATCATATCAAGGAATGTTAGCAGTTCAAAAAGTTTTAACAACAAATGTGGGATTAACTGATCAAGCAGCTGAAGGTTTTGCATATTATGCAGGACAAACAGGTAAAAATGCAGTTGTACAATTAAAAACAACACAAGGCATTACAGACGCAATCGATAAAGCAACTGGTATGCAAGGTTCGTTTAAAGACGTTACTGAAGAAATTGCAAAAGCTTCGGCAGCAACTCAACTGCAGTTTGGACGTATGCCAGGAAACTTAGAAATGGCTGCTATTAAAGGTAAAGCTTTAGGATTTACGCTAGACGAAATGACTAGTATTGGAACAAAAATGCTTGATATTGAAAGTAGCATTGGTGCTGAACTAGAATATCAATTGTTAAGTGGTAATCGATTAGTAGACGAAGTTGATAAAAAAAGCTTAACAAACAAATTCAGAGAAGCCGCCCTGGCTGGAGACGCAAACAAACAAGCAGCTGCATTAAATACTATATTAGAACAAGAAGGAAACACTTTACAAAACAATGTGTTAGCTCGTCAACAAATGGCAAAACTTTTAGGAATGGAAGAAAGCAAATTAGCCCGAGCTTTACAAAAAAAGAAATTACTAGAAGAAATGGGAGCTGATAAAAAGCTCTTTGAATTAGGTGGAGACGAATTAAAAAAAGCATTACAAGCACAAGTTGATGCAGGGAAAATGTCAGCAGCCCAAATGAAAGAAGTTGTAAAAATATCAGATACTCGAACTACAGATCAACGGATAGATGAAAGCAATAAATATTTAGAAGATATTCGTATGTATACATTTATGAGTACAAAACAACAAGATCAAATTGTTTTAAACAGCCTCCAAACACAAAAAGGTGCAAAAGATTTAAATAAAAAACTTCTAGCTTCTGAATCAGACAAACCTGAGATACAAAAAAAATTAATAGAGCGAGCAAAACTTATAGGCGAAGCACAGATAATATCAGATTATCCCATAAAGTCGGACGTTGCTAGTATTAAAACCGCTAAAGTAGACATAGTTAAACAAGCTGAAAAAGTTGGCGATCTATTATTTTTGCCGGGGATGGGAACGAAAACAGGAGGGTATGGTGATTTATTTAGTTTAGATCCTAGGGATGGTGTAATGGCAGGACCACCTGAAGCATTACAAGCCGCAGCAAATGGCGGTAGTTCAATTGATTATGATAAATTAGCTCGAGCAATGTCAAATGTAAAATTAGAAGTAACAATAGACCCAATAGCAACGGGAATGGCCTAAAAGGAAACCAAAATGAGTAATCCAACTACAGGAAATGAATCACAATTTACTAATCCTTTTAATATACTGCCCGATTTAAAACCAGGAACAAATTCAACTATAGGAGCAACTCAATTTACTAATCCATATGACATATTACCAAATCCAAGTTTATTAAAAGCAAATCCAACTATAGGAAATAACGCACAATTTTCTAAACCATTTAATATATTACCAGATCGAGTATATCGTTCACCGTTGAGTGATGGTATTGCATCTGGCCAATTCACAACTCCTTTACAATATGGAGGGCAATACAATACATTTGACATACTACCAAATGTTTCTTATATTAATCCTACTAGAAACGTAACAACTGATCAATTTAGCAGACGAAACACTGAACAAAATATTGCAGCTTCTAATTTTGCTCCACAATCAGCTGTTAATACCAATCTTTCAAGTGAAAATGTAGGAACTGTTGCATTAGGAACATTAGCAGGACGTTTAGGAGTCCCATTTGCATCACAAGTAGTTAGCACAATTGGAGCTGGTTCTATGTCCACGCCATATGCTACATTACCATTAGACAAACTCAAACTTATTCCAGGCATTAAATATGCAGATTTCCGAAGCCGGGTATCAAATGTTATTAAAGTTGTTGAAAATCCAACTAATCTGTTAACAGTAAGAGCTGATGGGGCATTTTCAATATTAAGAAACACCGCTAGCGGAAAAAAACCATGGAAATCTATTGCGTACGCAGCTGCGTCTGCAACACCTGCAGGTGCATATTCTATATTCAACTTGAATGCATCAGGTAAATTTGGATATGGATATGGTGATCATGACAATCCAAATGCACTTCGCAATGACTTTACGATAGGCTCAGAAGTTACTACAATTTGGCTCAGGCGATTAAAAAAAGACAAACCAGGTACTTGGATTCCTAGCCCAACAGACACGGTTAATCCGTTTAGGGGCGATAAAGTTAATGTTATTGATTTTTCACAACGAACAGAAAAAGAAGCATATAAATGGAAACCTACATTGGTTAATACAGCCGGCGTACTTGGAAGAATTATAGCATCTGACTCATTAACGCAAGATTTTATTAAATTTTATTTTACTGGTCCTAAGCTTCAAAATGGACTGAATGACGTAGAAGATGACATAATAGTGTTCAGAGCTGCAATAACAAGCCTTGGTGATAGTTTCAACGCAAATTGGAATCCAGTTAACATGATAGGCCGGGCTGATCCTAATTATCATTACACCGGATATACTAGAGATTTAAGTTTAAATTTTGATGTATATGCAACAAGTCGTGATGAATTAAAACCAATTTGGAGAAAATTAAATGCACTTGCCGGCTACACTGCCCCGGAATATAATAATGAAGACATAGCACTTCGAGCCCCATGGATGCGAATAACAATAGGAGATTTATTCCGACAACAACCAGTAGTATTGAACAGTTTAAATTTTGATTATGGAACTGATGCTTCATGGGAAATAAACATTGAAGATGATCAGACAAATATGCAAGTACCATTTAAAATATCAGTTACCTGCCAAATGAATCTGATTATGGATTATTTACCACAGAAAGGTGGAAGATTTTATACATTGGCAAAACGTTATAATTCTGAAGCAGCCCCTATAGAAGGATCTGATAACTGGCTAAGTGATATGAAAGGAAACGTAATTCCAGAACAAAAGGAAAAAGAAGAAAGGGAAAAGCGAAGAATTAAGAAAACAAAAGAAAAAGGAGCACAATTAACACCAGCTGAACAAAGTTTTCTAGATGCACTTAAACAAGAATCCCGGCCGGTTTAAAATAGGATAAATATTAACATAATATAGGGCCATAAACATGAGTAGATATGCAACGTCACAAATATTAAAGTCAATTGGAAAACCACGTAAACTGTCTTCAATTATTATACCAGTTATACCCGTATCTGAATCAGATACATTTATTGAAACTAGTAGTGAAGAGCGATTAGACAAATTAGCTAATACTTTTTATGGAGATGCTACGTTATGGTGGGCTATTGCTGTTAGTAATGGTATTGGCAAAGGAACATTAATTGTGCCACAAAATAGCACATTACGAATACCATCAATTGAAAACATACAACAAATTATAAATCAAACCAACCAGTCACGATGAGTAATATATTTTATTCACAAGTAGATACAAATTTACAACTAGAACTCAATGAGCGAGCTCAGGCAGGTAGATATAAACGGTCAAATAAATACATAAAGTATATGACTGAAAAAATAGCCAATGTAGAATTACGAGCGTATGAGCCACCAAGAAAAGACAGCAAAGAAGCATTCGGACCACTTCGACCACAAGGAAAATTTCCAATATTGGGTGGATATGATGTACGTGGTGAAAGATATCGTCCAAGTGGTATAAATGGATTTTTAAATTCATCTCAAACTGAAACTATTCAAAAAGTTGTTGATATAACAGGCGAAGGTGATAAACTCAAAGCTATCGATGATACGAGACCATTATTAGACAACAGCAGAAGAGTCGGACCATATATACGTACATTAGACGTTAGCATCGGTGACGGATCAATGGGACTTTTAAACAAAGCAACCGTTGCAATAACTGTTCCTAATCCAACAAGAGATTTAGATGCTATAGAATCTACATGGATGCGTCCTGGTCGTCACGTTGAACTAAAAATAGATCATCCTGACAGTGCAGTTATAACAAAATCTGCTGGTGAAAACACAACTAATGCTTTATTGTTACCATTAAATTTACCAGATGAATCTAAACTACAAGAACGATATCCAGAATGGGATATTGATAAATTGAAACAACGTATACGAACCATGAATTCATATACATTTACTGGATTAATAACTAATTTTGATTTATCATATGCAGCAGATGCATCGGTAGAAATAACAATTTCATTAACTGGTACTAGTGATATATATACAGACGTATCAATGTTAATGGATCCAGAAAAAGAAAAAAAATCAAAATTAACTGCAACAAGCAACATAGAATTAAATGCAGCTCAGCCAGAAGTTACAGAACCAGACGATGATACTCAAAAAGAATTTTACGAAACATTGTCAGGTATAGTAGATGACGAATTGCGAGGCAAATTTAAAGCTGCTACCAATGATATGTCTACTGGAATAATGCCATTCTTTATTGAAGGTGAGTCAAATGTTAGTACCACTGACAGATTTATATTGTTTGGCCAACCATTTACAACAAATATAACAAGACAATTTGTTTATGAACCATCACAAACAGAAGGAACAGAGCAAAATTTATTAACACAATTAGAAGATTTAAATGCAGAATTAAACTTTGCAAATGATACAAATAATCTAACAGTTATACCTGGAATAGAAACAGAAATAGCAGCAATAGAAACTGAATTAGAAACTGTACAACTAGCTGCAGAACAAGAAGAAGCTGCTCAAAAAGAACAATTTGAAAAAGAAGAAAAACGAGCGAAAGAAATATTAACTGATGAAAATCGATACATAACAATAGGCGCATTAATACATTTTATAAACACACAAGTAGCTAGTAAACAACAAGGTATAGGTGTTTTATGTGATGACATTCAGATTGCTAGTACATATTATAAACATTTAAAATCAAATGATCCTGAAAATGTTTTGTTGTTACCAAAAGACCCATCTATTCCAGGAGATATGAATTGGTATGGAGAAACTGGATATTATGAATTTGCTGTTAGAAACACACTCGATTATCAACAAAATTTGCAAGATAAAAATATATATCAAGATTGGCCAGGAATATATCAATCAGCAGGTACAGATAGTTCATCTAAAATATTTCCAACCCGCATCTTTATAAATCTAGGAGCAATTGACGCAATTATCGATAGTTTATCTACTAATAAAAATTCATTTAAAATTGGAAAATTTTTAGAATCAATATCAGACTTAGTTAAAAATGCAACTGCAGGGGCAATTAAATTGGTATTAACTGAATTAAAAGAAGACAATACTAAAATAGTATTTGCTGACGCTGGATATATAGACAGAGAAAATGTTATTCCATACAATGTTCCAATGTTTGCTAATGATCCTATTGGTACAATAGTTCACGATTTTCAATTCTCTGCAAAGTTGCCTACAAGTGTAAAAAATCTTAGCTATGTTTTAAATCAGGGTACTGACATATCAGAAGAAAAAATTGCACCATATATGAATTTTATGTTTAATGCGGACGACGTAGCCGGTCTAAACAATATTATCAAAAATTATAAAAGTAAACATACAGAAGCAATAAAAAACTTAAATCAAGCAGCAGAAAAATATGGATTATCTCCACAAGACTCCGAAACAGAAGCGGATCTAAAAACTGCATTGTTAGAATATCTAAAATATCCAGGATCTGACATACGTCAGTCACAGCAATTAACTGCACCAATATTCCCATTCGATGCATCATTTACCATCGATGGCATTAATGGACTGCGATATGGCGACGTATTGTCTTTTGCTGCATTACCAAAAAAATACACAACAAACACGGTATTTAGTATTATAGGAATAAACCATACCGTTGGGACAGATGGAATGTGGACTACTAAAGTTAAATGTATAATGAGGCCTAATATAGATTAATATGAGCAGACAAAAAACATATTACACTGCAGATGAAACTATTAATAATTTGTTTACTAAAGGTAAACAATGGATGACTACAGATAATATTGAATATAAAGGAGCATATCATCGATACTTAACTGGAGAAATTTACACACAATCAAAATGGAATGCTAAAATATCAAAAAAATTAATTGCATATCAAGCACCAACACCTAACAATCCTGGCGCAACTGAATACCGAAGATTAAAACCAAAGATTAAAACAAAATTTAAATCAGTTTCTTTAATACCAGTAAACTTAACTAAAGAAAATATATCAACAGGATATATAACAAGATATTTTATTAAGAAATATGATAGTAATAGTATACAAGAAATTGAAAAAAAATCATATGACGATATATCTAGTAATATTTCTGATAAAAAATTATATTCAATTATTGAAATAAAATGGTATATTTCAGGTCCAAAACAAGATTCTTTTAATGGTATTGTGTCGACTCTAGGAGTAATATCAAAAAATCGACAACAAATAAATTTAGCTAAAGTAAAATTACCAGGCATCTCCAACATATTAACAGACCCACTTCAATACTATACCGACACAGACTTTATCAAACCCACAGACATCAACGGATTGGATTCGTAAAAATTATTTACTATTATATGTTATATGATAGTGGACTATGAATCTGATGTTACGACCTGCCTAAGTATAATAGCAGAAAACAAGACATTACTAGTTCCTATCTATGCAAATCCAACTACCCACGAATCACAACAAGATATTCACGCAGTTTACATTTATTGTGAAGATAAAAGTGAATGGTTGATACCAATGGCTCATACAGAACAAATAAGGGGCTTTTCACAATATCTAAAACAGTTCTTGCAACTAGATAATATATTTATCCATGACAAGAAGCGGTGGCTTCAAACCGGTGGAAACGATGCCGTATGGGATGTAAAGACTTTGTGGTGGTATACATATAATGAAGCATATGATGAGTCTCATTATCCTACACCAGCTCATGATTTTTATTGGCGTCGACTCAAATCATTACCACAAGTAAATGCAGTAATACCAATGCAGCAACATTTGGCTATGTGTCAGAAGATTAGACATTATGCATGGCCCATGATTGTCAATGCAAAACTCACCGATTCATATAAACGTTTCAATGAGTTGTATCCCAGAACGTTTGCTGACATAGAACAAAATGGATTAGCAGTTAACAGCACTTTTCGAATGCCAGAACTAGTTAACGGCAATCGAGTGTATTCCAGATACAACTATCATACCACAACGGGTCGACCAAGCAATGCATATGGTGGATTCAATTATGCGGCAATGAACAAAGAAGATGGAACTAGAGCGGCATTTGTAAGCAGACACACTGAAGGTGCTTTGGTTGAAATGGATTTTGACAGTTATCATGTTAGACTGATTGCTAAACTTATTGGATATGATTTGCCTGAAACTAGTATACATGACTATTTGGGTCGCTTTTATTTTGGTGTTGAAGAATTAACACAACAACAAAGAGAAGAAAGTAAAGCTATTACGTTTAGACTTTTATATGGAGGCATAGACAAAGAGTTTTTAACGATTCCATTTTTTCAGCAAGTAAATGATTTTGTGTTTAAGCTTTGGGCTACATGGAAGCGCAGTGGTTGCATAAAAACTCCTATAATAGGTCGTAGCATTTGCAAAGATCAAGTCACCAACATGACATCATATAAGTTGTTTAACTATTATTTGCAGGCCACTGAAACAGAGGTGTCTGTTAAAAAATTAGCAGAACTACAAAAATATCTGCAAGACTATGAAGCATGTATAATATTGTATACATATGACTCCGTTCTATTCGATGTTCCTTTATCAGAAGCCAAAGGCATATTGCCACAAATAAAAACTATCATGGAACAGGGAAAATTTCCGGTGAAATGTAAAGTTGGCGATATTTATGATAAAATGAGAACTATCACGTTATGAATATAGATTCTATAATTACAGAATGGACATACCGATTAGAAAAAGGTTATCCAGACTGCCCCGAAGATTACATTGAGTTGCGCAACGTTTTACGCGAACAAACTGATTTACCCGAACCTCAACAAGATGCAATTGTGCGCAGAGCAATGGGATTAGAAGAACAAGATGAAGAAGAGACATCTGGTATGTTATCATCAGATCCAAATTCAGCAACTGATGATTTTGCGGATTTATTGCAATTGTTAAAAACTAAAAACAAAATTGGTCAGTTACAACAATTAGCAGAATATACTAAAAAACATTATAAACCTAGTTTCGAAACAGTATTTTCAATTACAGACATTGACCAATATACTGACGGATATGATGGGCACTATACACTAGGAAATAATAATAAAACTAATTTGCCAATATCTGATTACACATCTCCAGGCATAGCAGCAGAAGCAGTTATATTTACTTACTTGAATTCTAAATTTAACACAAATATTCAACATGTAACATCCCAAGCAAAAGGTGTAGACGGGGAGGATGGTAACAATAAATTTGAAGTTAAAACTGCAACTACTGGTAATATTAATTTAAATTTACAAACTACATTTTTTTCTAACGATCCAAATAAATTTTATATATTTGGTTTTAGAAATAGTGGAGGCTATAAATTTAACTCAATTAGTCCGGTATATATTATTTCATCACAACTATTGCGCAGAATATCATTAGGAGAAAAAATTTATTCACAGTTAGGTACCGAATCACAAATTTCAGACATATTAACTACACAAGTTGAAGCTGGATTAGAAAAAACTAATTTTAAAGAACAAATTATTGCAGCAATAACGACCGGAGAAACTGGAGAATTTGCAAAACAATTCGACATTGGAAATAATGTATCTATAGTTTTTAAAATATTTATACAGCCAAAAAAATTCTAGGACTAAACAATTGAAAACACAACTACTTTGCACATTCGCTCATCAGACAGATTTAAACATTGTAACTGATTACATACAACAAAGTTACACTATACCAGAACAACGAATATTCGTGTTTTCCAATGCAGATCAACAAGATCAATTGTATTGCACCTACAATGCTGATAGCACAACTCGACGGGGACAAAACACCATAAGCATACATCGTAAAAAAGAAACCAATACTCTGTATACAGTCAATGCTCTTAACGCAATTATACGTCGAGTCAACAACGGAGTTTTAGATAAATCATATCAAGTAGATTGGTCACACTATCAAAATTCATTTATACTAACAGACGACGACAGCTACCGTGTAGTTGAATTAATATTTTTCAAGAAGATTTCTTGGTAACCTGATATTTATTATATATAATAAGGTAATAATATGATTCGACTTAAAGATTTAATAACAGAACAAATGTCTCGTAGGCAATTCAAAGAACCTGCATTACAAAATGTAAAATTCGACTACAAAACAGATGTAGCTTCATTTACATATTATGGAAAGAAATACGTAATTGATTTTGGCGAGTATGATGACATGGATGTTGTAGAAGATCATGGAAATGAAGGTCGAGATGTTTATTATATAGCACACGATCCTGATTCATTAGCTAAATTTTCAATTGATGCATATCAAGATTATAACGGTGAAAATACTGAAATGGATCCGGATACCATTGAAATGACTGATGCAGCAAGAATTCAAATATTTATCAATAGCATCGATGGTAGCACCAATTTCAATACGGTTTGGTTACCATTCAAACCAGAAACATTGTTAACAAAAGATCGTGTCATAGACGGTATACAAACTTTAATAACAGATGCCGAGTCTACCAATCAAACGGATGACGACGGCAATCCAGCATATGATCAAACCAGATTAGAAAGCAGTGAATTTAAAGCAGATTGTGAAATACTAATACAAGACGGAACTACCATAGATTTAAAAATGATATTTGATGAAGATGGTAACGTTGAAAGCATGGAAATTGAAGATCCACAAGTAGCTAAACAGTATGGTATCGATGACCGAGAGATTGGTTACTATTTGAAACGAAAAGATCCTGGCCAGGGGTTTGATGAAGTACCTGGATTTTAATAAAAGGAATTAACAATGAAACTAAAACAACTACTAGAAGGATATGCGTGGGAGCGTAAATCAGATGGTTCTTTGCCGACATTAGCAGATGCAACTGCTAAACATGAATCTAATTTAAAAGAACAAGGTGATTCAGAATTTGATCCAGGCGGGCATTATTATGTACCACAAGATGCTAGTCATACTAAACTAGATGCAAATCCAACGGGAGAGCAATTAGCCGAAGATATTTACGATGCAATTAACAACATCAATGACTCAATGTCATATCAAGATCTTGCATTTGCTGTTGCTAGGGTACTTGAAGACAGTTATGGAACACATAATTATGATCGTTTCATTTCAGAATTAAAACGCAACTTAGACAAAATGCGCTACTAAAAAAACAATAAAAAAATTAAACAATTACTTGGACTTAACGATTTAATTATCTAATATATAATTAATAAATAACATAAATTAATAACTTAACAAAGGAGTACTTAAATGGGACTTAACTTAGACGCCATCAAGGCAAAACTTAACCAATTAAACAAAACCGACGATCGTCGTAACAACCTATGGAAGCCAGAAGCTGGCCCAAAAACAAGAGTAAGAATTGTACCTTACGTTCACCGCAAAGACAATCCATTTCTAGAATTGTATTTTCATTATGACATTGCCAAAAGGTCAATGCTATCACCAGTATCATTTGGTAATGCAGACCCGGTAGTTGAATTTGCAGAAAAACTCAAGAAGACCGGAGACAAAGATGAGTGGCTAATGGGTCGTAAAATTGAACCTAAAATGAGAACTTATGTTCCTGTTATCGTACGCGGTAAAGAAGCAGAAGGTGTTAAATTTTGGGGATTCGGTAAAACGATCTACACAGAATTGCTTTCCATTGTGTCCGATCCAGACTATGGTGATATTACCGACTTAATGAATGGTCGTGACATCGACGTAGAGTTTATTCCTGCAGAGGGCGGAGGTTATCCAAAGACTACAATTCGTGTTAAACCTAACACAACACCTGCAACCGAAGACAAAGGTATTGCAGAGAAGATTATGAATCAGCCTGTAATCACAGACATTTTCCCAGAACCAACTTATGAAGAGTTAGAAAACGCTCTTAAAGCGTGGATGAATCCGGAAGATGACAGTGCTGACGTTGATACATCATCTAACACCACAGCAGATACATCTGCAAAAACTGAGGAAAAGGCAGAAGCCAAAACTGAAGAAAAACAAACAGATGTAGCATCAGCATTCAACGATTTATTTAACAAGTAGGAGTCTTTAAATGGCAAAGAAAAAAAGCAAAAGTAAGGACGAACTGGAAGATGCGTTAGCAAACACATTGGCCGATAGTATAAACAAACAGTTTAAAGGTCAAGCGTTAAAGACCGCATTCTTTCTTTCTGGCGATGACGATTCGCCAAGTAATGTTAAGGAGTGGATATCTTCAGGATGTGATTCTTTGGATTTAGCAATATCTAATAGACCAGGCGGAGGGTTTCCTGTTGGTAGAATTACCGAAATAACAGGGTTAGAAGCGTCGGGTAAATCATTGCTAGCAGCACACACTTTAGCAGAAACACAAAAGAAAGGTGGTCTGGCTGTCTATATAGACACAGAGTCAGCAACTAGTTCTGAATTCTTAACTGCAATCGGTGCCGATTTGAAAACAATGCTATACGTACCTCTTGAAACAGTAGAAGAGATTTTTGAAACAATTGAAACTATTGTGGACGGGGTACGTAAATCTGACAAAGACAGATTAGTTACTATTGTAGTAGACTCAATTATGGGCGCATCTACAAAAATTGAAATGTCTGCAGAATATGATAAGGATGGTTATGCAACCTCTAAATCAATCATTCTGTCAAAAGCAATGCGTAAGGTTACAAATTGGATTGCTCGGGAGCGTATCTGTTTAATATTTACCAATCAACTCAGAGTTAAAATGGGTGTGTCATTTGGAGATCAATGGACAACAGCAGGTGGTAAGGCTATTCCTTTCCATGCATCTGTTAGACTTCGATTAAAAAATACCGGTCAGATTAAAGCAACAGTTAATGGTGCAGAACAGGTAGTGGGTAGCAAAACTCAAGTGCAGGTAGTTAAAAACCGTATGGGTCCACCACATCGTAAAATTGATTATGAAATCTATTATGATAGCGGTATTGACAATTTCGGTGGTTGGTTGAACCTAATGAAGAAATTCAAATTGGTTAAACAAGCAGGAGCATGGTATACATTGGAAGATATAGATCATGAAACTGGTGAAGTCTTTGGAGAAATGAAATTCCAGAGCAAAGATTTTGTTAGTAAGGTTATGCAAAACCCTGAAGCAAAAGAAAGGTTATACAAAAGAATCTGCGACGCTTATATCTTCAAATATCAGGCAGGTGTAGACGGAGGAATTGATGACGTTGTTATCGATGAAGAAGTAATTGATGAAGAAGGATAATGAATAAGTATCAACGATTATTTAAAGAGTTACAAAAAGAAAAGGAAACGAGCCCAAAGGATGCTAATGATCATATCATGGTATTTGACGGGCTCAATACCTTTATTCGAAGTTTTGGGGCAACGCCGGCATATAACGAAGACGGTGACCATATAGGTGGTATAACTGGATTTTTATATTCTATAGGTAAAACTGTCAGAGACTTTAAACCAAGCAGATGTGTTATTGCATTTGATGGACGTGGCGGTAACGCTAAAAGAAGAAAAATTTACAAAGGTTACAAGGCAAACAGAGCCAATAAAACTAAACTGCGTAGATTCGATCATCATGAAACAAGTATAGAAGATGAGCAAGAATCAATGAGAAAACAGTTTAGTCGATTAGTTTCATATTTAGATAACTTGCCTGTAACTTTTTTAGCAATGGATGGAATAGAAGCAGATGACACTATTGCATATATAGCACAAATGTATAAAGAAACATGTAAGAAGATTACAATTGTTTCAACCGATAGAGATTTCTATCAACTAGTAGATGACCGTATTCAAGTATGGTCTCCTATCAAAAAGAAAATGTATGACACCCAAGCAATCATAGATGAGTTTGGTGTACATCCCAGCAACATGGTTTTATACAGATCATTTACTGGTGATAAGTCAGACAATATACCAGGCGTAGCAGGAATAGGTCCAAAGACTATAATGAAACTTATTCCAGAAATAGCAAATCAGCGTCAAGTTACATTAGAAGAATTATTTGAAAAAAGTAACGATCTTGTAACTGAAACCAAACAATATCAGAAAATTTTAGATCATCGAGAAACCTTACAAAAAAATTGGCAACTTATGGATATAAAACTTCTAGATATATCTGCAAATGTATCTTCTAAAATACGAGGCATAATGGATCAAGAAATTTCTAGTCTAAATCGTGCTGAGTTTCAACGTTTATTCTATGAAGATAAAATGTGGGCAGTAATGAAGAATCTTCCAGATTGGTTGACTCGAACCTGGCTGTCTTTGGATGCATTCGCAAAACAAACACAAAAATGATTTGATTTTATTTTAATTTTTATTATTATCTAATATGACAGATAAATTAAGTGAATACGGATGGAGCTTTCAAGTAAAAGTTTTAGCCGCAATGTTTACGGACAGAATATTTTTACAACAAATAACTGATATTATACAAGCAGACTATTTTGAGTCAGATGCTAATAGTTGGCTATTAGACGTTATATTAGAACATTTCCGAGAATATAAGGCTCCTCCTTCAAAAGACGTATTAAAAGTCAAGGTTACTGGCATAGAGAATGATGTGCTTAAGACCGCCATATTAGAACAATTAAAGGAAGTTTTTCGTTACATGGAATCAGACGACCTTAAATTTGTTAAAGACGAAATACTCAAATTTTGCAAAAATCAAGAGATTAAAAGAGCCATAATGGATAGTGTCGGATTACTCAAGATGGGTAGTTACGATGAAATTAAAAGTATTATGGATAGTGCAATGAAAGCTGGTGCAGATACTGATATAGGATTAGAATACAAAGATAATGTAGCAATTCGTTATGACGAAGCAGCACGACATACTCTGACAACTGGTTGGGATGTTATTG